CCTAACTTAACAGAGTAAACCAAATACTGTCGGACAGTATTTCGAAGGAGTGAACAAATGTGAAACCAGTTTTTATAAAAGAGTAGGTGGGAAATAAAAAAACCTGTTGCATAACACAGCACTAACCCTATCGGGAAATCCTACTTGGGGGTATTGACACAGCTTTGACATAGCTTTATAATAGAGGGGTAGAGTCGAGGTATGTCATGGGACACACCAAAACCAAAGGGCGATGTAAACCAAATACTGTCCGACAGTATTTAAAAAGCAAAACCCTCGTTCATTAACAACTAGGTAAATGCTTAGCGGTGCGGGGGAATACAGACCCCAAACCAATGCTGAGTGCAGAGTAGGCGTAGCCTTGTGGATTCCATTTAAGCGGATAGTTAGTTCCCAAGTGCGAGCAGTATCTCTGCGGTAGTAGATAGGTGTGGGGTAAAGTTTTGTCTATTTATATATGAGTGGGTGAAATACTGTCAGACAGTATCAGAACCCTTAAGACCAAACCAACCTGACCACACGCACCAATCCCTACCCATGCCCTTAACCTCTAACAAGAACTGCAAGAAACTAGCAGAGGGCAAACAAACAAAGGATAGAGATTCTATCGGGAAGGGCTTTGCCTTTTCCAATGGGGTTTTTTACAAGGAGGTGGAAATGAAGGAGTTTTTAATGATTTGGTTTTATGCGGTCATAGGTGTTTTCACCTATGTATTTTTTCTTTTAACTTTGGAATTATTGGGGGTCGTATGAAAAAGAGAACGACAAGGGAAATACTAAGAGATTTAATCAGGGCGGTTGAGTGCAGAGATGACCCCGATGAACCTGCGTATGAATGGCAGGGGTTGGTAGATAAGCTAATAGACGAGGCAGAAAAACACCTAAAGGAAACAAACAAATGAAGAATATATGTAGATGTTGCGGGGATGAATACCCATTGGCTCGGTGGGAACTTGGCTACAAGTTCTGTATTGAGTGCGGGGTAGATGTAGCAAGGGCGGTGGCTGAGGGATTTACAGTAGCTATTCCATTTAACAAGGGTGCGTATCAATACATACATAACCCAAAAGAACTATCAACAACCAACCCAAAGAGGACAACATGAGAAAAGGTAATCAAAACAAGGCTTTACTTAAAAAGCTAATCGGAGATTCAATAGATGAGGTGTTTGTGATTAGTGCTATTGAGTCATACTGTCAGACAGTATTAGGAGATGAGAGTGACTGGGGTAATTCCTTAATAAACAAGACCTTATGGCAGACGATAGCAAGTCAGAACCTAATTATCATAGAGGAACACCAACAATGACAGCCAATGAACGCAAGGAACGACACCTATTAAAACCTGTCATGACCCTTGAGCAGATAGCAGATGTGATGGGATGCACAAGGGAAAGGGTGCGTCAGCTAGAGGAGTCCGCATTACGGAACGCAAGGAAGATATTGCGTAAAAAGGGTTACAACCCCGACCACTTCTTTAGTGACCCGAAATACACCAAGCCCATAAAACATAACCCCGATGCACCCGAGTCGGAATTCGAACTAATAGAACCTGAAAGGAAAGAAGATGATTAAATGCACCGAGTATCGGATGGGCAAACCCAAGACCATGAAGGACAAACCCTTGCGAGTGCCTAGACCCAACGACCCCCTAGAACTAGGCGCTAGGTTAGTGAAAGCTGACTCGACGCAAGCTAGGCGGGTGCTAGTAAGTGAGGTAATGGGGGATTTATTTTATGTGTGGGGTAATAACCCTAGACCTTGGAAGGACTATTTAACCTATGAGGAGAACATGAATGAGAGTAAGTAAAACCAAACAAGTAGAACCCATCCAACCGATAACACGGACTCAAACTGTCAAACGCAGGGAAGTTCCGTATCAGGGGGATATTGACCCCGCAGTAATTATCCATTCAAATAAAACCCATCGGACTGCAAGCGAAGCATTTAAAGATGCGGACTATGCACAAGCGTTTTGGGCGAGTAAGACCGAGTGGCAAGAATGTATGGAGTTTATGAGTGGCGCAATCATTGGCGGGTTGTGGGTATTAGTAGTGTTAGGTGGTGCAGTAAGTTTTGTTTACTGGTTGGTATCGTAATACTGTCAGACAGTATTGGGATTTTTATTTAATTTTTTAGGAGGATTACCATGAGTTTAGATATGTATAAGCATTTTCAGGAACGGTTCGATAGCACCAAGCCTATCAGAGGTAGAGCAGTAGAGTGCAAACCAATCGCAAAGCGTAGCCGAGATTGGGAAACAGTAGTCAAAGTATTTGTAGTAGAGGAAGGTGCATTAGATGTTGAGGGTGTAACGGCATACGGCGCACACCTATACCAAACCGACTGCGTTCTCTATATGCCTAACGGAGATATTCGAGTTAAGACAGGCGGTTATGCAACCCCAACAACGGCGGAGTTTATCTGTCGGTATCTTCCAAGAGATATGCGGTGCTATAAAAAATACAACAAGATATGGGTGGACTACAAGGGTCAGGCTTATCCAATCGACACGGCAAAACCGACAACACTTAAATACAACAAGTTTACAGATACCTACGCAGTCGAGAACCCTATCCCGCTAATGCAAAAGGTGGTTGATCGAAACAAGATCAAGGTAGCAAGAGATAAGCTACAAGCGTTTAGGGACTATGCCAAGATCATGCTCAAGCTAGGTGATGGGTGGTTAAGTAATGACCTAGTAGAACAACACGCAGAGCAAGCAAGTCAGAGGGATTACTGGGGTCGTAGGTCTTACAACATCGGCGGGGAAGTCATGGCATCTTATACATTCTCAGGTCAGGTAAGCGTTAAGACTGCAGAAAAGATATATGAAGCCCTATGTGGTGATGAGTCACAATTCCCTAAACTTCTTTGCATGATATGTGCCGCAAGTGACTCAGAGGAAAGTCGCATCATCAAGTCAGAGCAAGTAGAGAAAACATCATACAACGGCACTAAGTATATGGAAACTCAGACTACTCGGGAATACCAATACAAACACACAACGATTGACAATCGTATCAACTTCTTTATTAAGAAAGCGTGTGATGTGTATACAACTAAAGAAGTAGAAGTAGGTAAGGTAGTTACCAATTTGTTGTGATTGACACAGAGGTAGCTTAGCGGTATAATAGTAGTAATAATTATAAATGTAGTAGAAGTTAGTGGGGTCGTATCCAAATACTGTCAGACAGTATTTGGCTTTTTTATTTTAAACAAGGAGAAGTGTATGTCTATCAAGTTCGGAAGTTCTTTATCTTTAAACGAGTTCGCCAATGCTATCGCAACTGTCGGCTCTGATGTAACCATCATCGGTCAGGGTGAGCCTGGGATTGGTAAGTCTAGTATGTTAAAGACTATTGCCAAGCGATTCCCTAATTATGAGTTAGCCTATATTGACTGCACCCTGTTAGACCTAGGCGACTTTGCCCTTCCTTATACGGAACTGGCATCGGAGGATAGTAACTTAAAAGTTACCAAGTTCGCACCAAACGCAAGGTTTAAATTTCAATCGGGAAAGCCTGTCATTGTTATGCTCGATGAGATTGGTAAGGCGATGAAAGCGGTTAAAAATGTCTTACTTACTCTTATGTTGGAAAAGCGTATCGGTGATGTATCTTTGCCCGAGGGTTCAATCGTGTTCGGCACAACTAACCTAGCTACTGATGGGGTAGGTGATAGCCTCGAGGCTCATGCTCGTAATCGTGTTTGTTTTGTTACGGTGCGTAAACCTAGTGCGGGCTTTGGTGCTGATGGCTCAGTCGATAACGACTCTTGGGGTGCGTGGGCTTTGGAGAATGATATTGCACCTGAGATTATTGCGTGGGTTAAACAATTCCCCCATGCACTTGAGTCCTATACTGACTCGGCTCAGAAAGACAATCCATATATCTTTAACCCAACTCGTGCGGGACAGTCAGCGTTTGTAACCCCTCGTAGTCTTGAGAAAGCTAGCCATATAGCTAAGAAGCGTGCTGACCTAGGTGAAAGCGTAACTATATCTGCGTTGGCAGGAACTATCGGGGAGTCGGCGGCGAGAGATATGCAAGCGTTCTTTACTGTTGTGGATAAGCTACCTACATGGGAAGCAATCATGGATAGCCCTGCAACTGCGAAAGTCCCTGACGATGCCGTAGCTAAATGTATCTTGGTGTTCAGCGCAATCACTCGGGTTGATAAGGATACGCTACCTAAATGGTTGAAGTATGCAGACCGATTGGATAAAGAACTACAAGCGTTATTTGCAAGATCAGTAGTGAAGTCCACAAGTAAGCAAGCGATGGCGGTGTCCAACAAAGACTTTGTGAAGTGGGCTACCGATAACCAATGGTTGTTTTAAGTAAGGGTAATTGGTGCTTATACAAAGATAGGGTAGCTAAGGTTATGAGTAATAGACCTAAGAATGGTAGGTATTTAATCCAATACGAACTTAACGGTAAAGAATATTTAAGCTGGATTTCTAGACCTTGGCTAACCCCCTTACCCGAAGGACTAACCCCAATACTGTCAGACAGTATTTCAAAGGAGGAATGATGACTAAGTTTTTGGTTTATTTGATTGCAGGACTTCTTACGCCTTTAGCTATATTTGTTGTGGCTTGGGAAATATCAAGCTATTGGATAGAAGAACGAATGATGGAGAACAAACATGACTAAACTAACTGCGGAACAACGAGTGCAGAAGTCCCATGTGGCTTTGATGAACGACCCTAAGTATTGCTTGTATTCGGGTATCTTCATGCTCGGTAAGACTGAGGTGGATGACGACTTGCCAACTGCTTGCACCGATGGTAGGAACACTTACTATGGTCGTAAGTTTGTAGACAAGCTAAAGGATTCTGAATTGAAGGGCTTGATACTTCACGAGAATCTACACAAGGCTTTCCGACATACAACTGTATGGAAACATCTTTACAAACAAAGCCCACAACTAGCGAACATGGCTTGTGACTTTGTGATTAACCTGATGATTCATGATTCAGACCCGCAAGGCTCTAATGTAACTCTGCCCGAGGGTGGTTGTTTAGATGAGAAGTATCGGGGTATGGATGCGGGCGAAGTATTCCGTATGCTCAAACAGGAACAAGAACAAGGAGGCGGTAATGGAAAAGGCGATGGTAGTGGCAAGGGCGAACAAGCGGGTGGGTCGGGCTTTGACGAGCACGATTGGGAGAGTGCCGATGAAATGTCAGAAGACGAGAAACAAACATTGGCTCGTGAAGTCGATCAAGCGTTAAGACAGGGCGCACTACTAGCGGGTAAGTTAAATGGTAATGTGCCACGAGAGATTACTGAGGCTATGGAAGCTAAGGTTAATTGGAAAGAAGTATTGAGAGACTTTGTTAATTCCATATGTGCAGACAAGGATAACTCTACATGGCGCAGACCAAACCGTAGGTGGGTAGATCAGGATGTGTATATGCCAAGCGCAATCGGTGAGGCGGTGGGTCGTATCGTGGTGGCAATAGATATGTCAGGCTCTATTGGGCAAGCTGAGGTCGGGCAATTCCTAGGCGAACTCTTATCTATCTGTAACCATGTGCAACCCGAGGGTATTGATCTGATGTATTGGGACACAGAGGTATGTGCTCACGAGAAGTATGACCGAGGGGATTACGAAGCAATCATGACTTCAACTAAACCTGCGGGCGGTGGTGGCACAACGGCTTCATGTATTCCTAAATACATAGCACAACACAAGCTAAACCCTGAGTGTGTAATCGTGCTGACTGACGGCTACATAGATGGGTGGGGTGATTGGAAACATCCTGTCTTTTGGGGTATGACTAGCCACATGGTTGCACCTGTTGGTATCAGCGTTCGTATCGAGGAGGTGTGATGGACATAATAGATATAAAAGAGCAAGGGTTAAAAGAGTTCGGTGAACGCTATACAAAAGCGTTGGCTCAGTCCATGCAAAACACGAAAGAGATGGTAGCTAAAAGCATATGGGAAAAGGGTAGGCAACTAGCTATATACAAAATACATATGCACGCTAAGAAAGATTGGCGAGTGTTGCGATTAGTGCAGGGGTCTCTTAGGGAATACGAAACAGTATCTAAACATAAGTCATTTAAAGAAGCCCAAGCAATCATAAAACTATTGGGGGGATGATGGCTAATGTTGCGCTAACAACACAAGCATTGAGGGCAGGGGTAAATGAGATATTCGAGAAGGTATGGAAAGACACTTATGAAACTATAAACTTAACTTTTGAACCACATATAAAAATGCCAAGACGAGGTAGGTATCAGATATGGAAAGGTGGTGAAATACTAGCAGACCATATTAAACATAGACGAGAAGCATTAGCAGTAATGAAATTACTTAAGGAGAACTAATATGGCACAGCCTAGAGATTTTGCAACACTGATGGTAAAGAAAGATGTAAGAAAGAAGTTTATAGATTCAAAGAAGAAGATGGAAACGCAGTTAGGGGTAACTCTAACTAACTCAAACGCATTAGATATTATCTGCGACCAAATACTGTCAGACAGTATTAAGTTAACGATGAGGATTGTCCCACTTAAACAAGGAGAAACAAAATGATTGGTAATAACGCTATGCTAGTAGACCTAAACATTTCTATGTGGACAGGTCGTAAGATGGATAAGAAAGTATCAGAGGAGATTGATGCAACTAAAAGCACCAAGGCTCGGGCGGGTAACTACCACAAGAAGTTACTAGCAGGGTCAGACAAGCTAGAGAAAGTGCAGAAGATTGCGACTGCGGTTCGCACTTGGAACTACCAACAAACCCTACCTTGGAGTGATGGTGGCTCACGCTTGCTTCCGATGAAATCCTTTTTTGATTACAAGGCTACGCTAGGCAACTACGAGGCGCAGTATACACAGGCGGTGGATGATTTTCTTACGGAGTATCCGCAACTGGTTTCATCTTCTGCTTTCACACTTGGCGATTTGTTTGACCGAGGGGAATATCCCACAGCCGAAGAACTGCGTAACAAGTTTCGTTTTAAATACGTCTTCTGTCCTGTCCCTGATGTGGGGGATTTCAGAATAGATGTTGAGGAACAGGCTAAGAATGAACTGCAACAACAATACAAGGACTATTACGAGGGCAAGCTAGCTGATGCCATGAAGGATGCTTGGGATAGGTTGCATGAAACCCTGACTCATTTGAGTGAACGCATGGACTACACAGATGAGAATAAAAAGAAGTTTTGGGATTCTACTATTACCAATGCGGTGGACTTGTGTGGACTTCTTACCAGTCTTAACATCACCAATGACCCGAAGATGGAACAAGCACGCCAACAACTTGAGAAGGCTTTGTCGGGTGTGGATGCGTCAGACATTCGTGAGAGTGAAGCTATCCGAACCAGCGTTAAGTCTAAGGTAGATGAAATTCTAAATATGTTTTAAGGGAGGGTGTATGAGAAAAGAAATAATCGTAATTAGTAGGGGTGAAATGATAGAGCATCTAACTCGTTCTATGTTTGACGATATTGAAATGAACATGGAGAAACTAGACGGCTTTATTCTATATGGCTTTAACGGATACGAGAACTACCACACAGATGAATTGATTAGAGAGTATCAGGAATATATATGCCCTGAAAACCCCGACAGTATAGGCATTGAACTAATTAAGGAGGATGTATGAAGAAATGGAAAGGGTGGGTTATTAGAAAAGAATACTTCCTAGTCCATGTGGAAGCCGATACATGGGAAGAAGCTAGGGAGAAGATGTGGGAAGCAGAAATAGAAGACGAGCCAGTAGATATTGACTGGGAAATTTATGACGTGGAGAAAATGCAAGATGGGATATAGGTCAGAGGTAGGGTTTTGCATACAAGTGAAAGAGCCTGAAAAGTTTGTAGCACTTCTGAAAGTAAAAGCTAACGATGTAATTAAAGAGATGATGCAGTATATGTATCTCGAAGAAGGACTAATACATTTTTATCACGACTATTGGAAGTGGTATGACGATTCTCAAAATGCTTTGGATGGCATCATGGAAATGGCGGAAAGCTATGACGAAGACTTTTTAGGTAAGTTTGCAAGGCATGGTGAGGAAACAGCCGACGTAGAAGAAGATGCGTGGGGTGAAGATGGGTGGGACTTAGAACATCCATATACAGTAACAACTTTAGAGTTAGGGTTTAACCCCAAGACTGCAAAGAAAATACTAGAGGATACCGATGAATCTAGAACAAGTCCATGAACGTGTTGCAAAGTGGGGTAGTAATAGGTGGTTGATTAGTGACCAACTAAGTTATCAATGGAAAGGTAAGGGTGTGCAGTCTCCGTTGTTTAGGGAACTGAACGATGCTCTTGCTTGGATTAAATCTTACGACGAGGAGAAAGCAAATGCTACAACTAACTGATATAGACAAAACAAAACTAAGCGAGCCAGTATTAAACATATTAAATACAATCGAATTAAAACACGCAAAGATGCAATACTGTCTGACAGTATCCGCAGTTCAAAACACACACCGAGAAGAGTTTTGGCAATTAAGATTCCATGACCCACGTTTTATAGAAGAAGACGAATCTATTGCTTGTGTAGGTATAGTCGAGTGGGCTTATGGTAGCCGTAGTGAGAAAGAATATAAGATTACCTCACGCAAGATTCGAAACGAAAGGTATGGGCATTGGGGTAACGAGCACTCATCACGCAGAACTAAAGACATGAAAAAGGCGGTAAAGATTGCGATGGAAGCGATGCAACCATACGAGTATCACGAGGTATCTGCTAAGGGTAGACGTGATGCCGAGAGAGCGCATGAAAGATGGATGCAAGAAGATAACAAGGCGGTCTATCCATTCCGTATCAGCACGGAGTTTATGTATGAGGAAATTAAATACCTAATATCCACAGGGGTTCAGTTCAAAACCGATGCTTTCAAAAATGCGGCAGCAGGAATAGATGCCTATGAAGAGATGGTTCGTAAGGCAAGTATTAAGCCTAAGTTTGATACGGTTATGGTGCGAGACGAAAAGCTTATCCTTATCCCCGATGGTCGTGCGCTAGAACCACAAGAGTTAGACGCTGTTGAGGCGCTACCTGAAAGAACCAGAAACGGTATCGCTCTTCTCAAACTTGTTGGTAAAGACACGTTACTGCCAGAGGTAGGTTATCGGGCTGGGGAAAACACCTACTTTATTCTTGTCTAATATGTTTGACAAACCAAAAACAAACCAATACAATAATTATATAAATCCTAAAAATAAGGAGAAAGAGTGCGTGACCCCGAAGGCTTTACTAAAGCCATAACCGAACTGTTTGAGAAGTTCCATCATCAACCATCCACTATCAGGGTGGAATTCAAGGGTGTTAATCGTGTAGTCATAGGCGGTGGCAGGAACTTTAGTGATCCCAAAACTGTTGAATGTGGTCGAGAACAACTACCTAAAGAAGTATTAGATAGCATAGCTTTGCTTGATATAGCTGGTAGGAAAGGCGAGATTACTGGGATAGGTAGAAAGTTATGGGATAACACTTATTACGTAGAGATGACACCCCATGCGTGGGATGAATTTAAAAAAGGTATTGGAAGATGAACGAACAAGACTTACGAGATTGCTTTGCTATGTTTGCGATGATGGGGTTGCTTGCACAAGGGGCAAACGAAATTGAATACTTCCCCGAAACGGCATACGACATAGCAGATGCTATGTTAAAAGCCCGAACTCTAAAACCCGAACCCGAAGTAGAAGAAGGTATTGTTGCAGTTAAACCGAGAAAGAGGAGTGTCAAATGAAAAAGATATTTATAGGAGTAGCCCTAGCCGTTGTGTTGTTAAACGCTTATAGCGCAACCAAGTGCCAAGCTGATGGTCGTGGTGGTGTGTGCTGTTGGGATACTGACAAAGACGGAATCTTTAAACCTATTGGGTGTTGAGATGGCTGAGATATTGTTGTTTACTAAGATAGCTATGATTGCCTCTGTTGCTGGAGCAGTTATAGCTTTTGCTATTCTTTGCGTGCTTTTGTATGAGGTGTTTGGATGACAACGCCTGAGAAGAAAGTTAAAGACAAAGTTAAAAAGATATTGGAGGAACAAGGTGCTTACTATTTTATGCCCGCTACTGGTGGTTATGGTAAGTCAGGTGTGCCTGACATTGTCGCTTGCTTACAAGGGAAGTTCATTGGTATCGAGTGCAAAGCAAACGGCAACAAGCCAACGGCACTACAAGAAAAGAATCTTCACGACATTATGAATGTTGGTGGGTTTGCAGTCTTAATTGACGAAGGCGGTATGGAGTTATTTAAAAATTTGTTGGAACAGTTAAAGCGGGATGATGTGCCAAGAAAAGCAGGAATTTATTTTGATTTACTAACCTCATATAAGGAATAACATGAACGAAGAAAAGATTAGAGAGTTAATTGCATTGATGGACAAGACGTTTGCTGAAGCTGGATGCGGTGTATTGGATGCGCTTAACTCAGCATCTATTATGTCAACATCTTTAGCGCATAGCGTAGGACTTACTCAAAAGGAATACATCGACAACCTTACCCATATGTTTCAACAAACCAACCCACAAAAGCAAGCGGTAGTTGAAGAGGAGAACGAAAATGAGTAGACACGATGGAGGTAAAGGTGATACACAAAGACCTTTAAGCGTTCCAACAGAAGTATTTGATGCGTCGTGGGATAAGATATTTAATACCAAGACTACTAAACCTCAACCAAAAATAGAACCTATCCCTTTTGCAGGGATGGTAGATACAGGAGAAGATGATGGACTTGGGATTGACAGTAATTAAAGAACACGCAGATGGCTCTGCTGATGCAATAGTTCGGTTTGATAAAGAAATGATGGAAGTTCTAATCCAAGAGGGTGTGTTACGTATTCTAGAAAGATATATTGAACAAGAAAAAAACGCCAAAGACGGAGTCAAGCTACGCAGGAAGCTAGACAGAAAGAAAAAGAAAGAAGAATTTGATATGGATGGGAGATGTTAATGGTAGATAGGATAGTGATTGGTATTTTTGTGGCTCTATTAAGTGGGCTACTTTGGTTAGCATTTGATGCTACTGGTAAGTGGGATGAGTGCCGTAGTAAAGGCGGTTATGTTGTGGAACTTACATCGGGTTATGTATGCGCAAAATTGGAGTTGATTAAATGATTGAATCTTTAGTTAAACCACAACCACTGGACAACGATGTTGCCGTGATGAAAATTATTCAGCTTATGGGTCAGCTTACTCCTAACGATATTGAATATGTATTGAGAATAGCCTTGCAAGTTCATGAAGCAATAGGCAACAACGAAGTAACGATGGAAGACCTACATAACGGAAACTACAAACTATCATGAGTGAGATGAACGTATTAAAAGAAGCCAATGCAATCATCTATGGCGATAGGGAAAAGACTTACGGTCATCCTAGTAAGAACCTTAAAACTATCGCAGTAATGTGGAACGCTTATCTAAACGCCAAGAGAGACGAAGAAGAAATCAACGCTAAAGATGTTGCCGCTTTGATGATGCTTGTTAAGGTAGCTAGGTTTGCCAACGACCCGACCCATCGAGATAACTTGGTAGATATTTGTGGGTATGCGGCTTTAGTAGAACGGTGTGATGAGGCGCAATAGAGAGTTCCGTTGGGCGCAGATAATGCACCATCTGCAAGGTAATCCAAGAACTATAAAAGAGATTGCCAAGTATATGGATGTGGAATATCAGATGGTAAGGAAATACCTATACGAACTACTAGACGAAGGCAAAATAGAAATACACGAGGCATACACAAAACCAATTAGATACAGGAAGAAGAGATGAAGTTTGATACATTTGGTAAAGCAGTAGTTTCTATGCACGTTATTGGGATAGATACTTTAGACATAATGATTATCCATTTGGTAAAGGTAGGTCAATGGACTACTGTTACAAACCTAGTAAATGAGTGTTGGGATATTGCATCACCAGCTACGGTTCATAATCGGATTAAACACAAGCTAGTCCCTGCAAAGATTCTAAGGCTTGAAGAAAGCAAAGAAGATGGGCGAACTAAATACGTGCATCTTGGTGAGAAGTTTAGTAAGATTGCTGACAAACTGGAGAAGCTATGAACGACGGAGTCAAACTACTATTAGAAAGAATCAAAACCCACCCCGAAGAATTTACAGAAGATGATAGTAACCCGTTTGCTTATGAAGGTAAGTGGATGAGGATATTTAAAAAATATAAATTCAATCTACCCCAAGAAGATATAGATGTGTTTGAGAAAGCCTTTAACGAACTACGGCAGGAGAAGTTTACTGCGGAGGTGATGGCTGAACTGCTAGACCCAAAGCAGGAGGAACAACTAACACTATCCCCTACAAAACAAGCGAACGTTACGCATTCGGGTGGAGTGACCCTAGGGCAATTTACGGCAACACCATATAGTGTAGGAACGTCAACAACAATCAATGCTAACTCTTTAACCCTAGGAACTGCAACGCTGACCGATACTAAACTACACGAACTACTGCATATGAAAGCACAACTAGAACTCGAACGTGCTAAAACTAAAGAAAAGAAACACCAAACCCTATTCGGAAAACTATTCAATTACACATGAACATAATTACATTGGATTTTGAAACATACTATGCAAAAGACTTCTCGCTCACAAAAGCCACTACCGAAGAATATATCCGTGATGATAGGTTTGAAGTCATTGGGGTTGCAGTCAAAGAAAACAAAGGCGAAACAACGTGGTTCACAGGGACGCATGGAGAGATTAGCAATTTTCTTCATTCATACAACTGGAGTAATTCTGCTTTGCTTGCTCACAATGCCTCTTTTGACGGCGCTATTCTTAGCTGGAATTTTGGTATCCGTCCTAAAGCGATTCTCGATACTTTGTGCATGGCTAGGGCGCTTCATGGAGTGGATGCAGGTGGCAGTCTTTCAGCTTTGGTTGAACGGTATCAACTGGGTCGCAAGGGTACAGAAGTATTGGATGCCCTAGGAAAACGCAGGATAGATTTTGCACCAGCAGACTTAGCGCAATACGGCGAGTATTGCAAGAACGATGTAAACCTAACTTGGGCGCTGTTCAATCGCCTACTGGATGAGGGCTTTCCTGAAAAGGAACTCAAAGTCATAGACATTACTTTAAAGATGTTTACTGATCCTGTCCTCGAACTAAACCTCCCCTTACTTGAGCAACACCTAGAAGATACTAAGGAACGCAAAGAGAAACTACTTGAAGCGTGTTTAGCTGACAAAGATACACTCATGTCAAACGATAAGTTTGCGGAGATTTTAAAGTCCCTGGCGGTTGAACCACCAACTAAAACATCTTTGAAAACAGGCAAGACGGCTTGGGCTTTTGCTAAGACCGACGAAGGCTTTAAGGAACTGGCTTCTTTTCCCGATGTTCGGGTTCAAGCATTGGTTGCGGCTCGGTTGGGAAACAAATCTACACTTGAAGAAACGCGGACACAACGCTTCATCGACATAGCCAAGCGAGGGAAACTCCCAGTACCAATTAAATACTATGCGGCGCATACTGGTAGGTGGGGCGGTGATGACAAGATTAACTTGCAGAACTTACCTAGTCGTGGTCAGAATGGTGGCAAGCTAAAGAAAGCTATTACCCCTCCGGAAAGATACGTAATGATTGACTGCGACTCATCGCAGATTGAGGCTCGGATTGTTGCATGGATGGCGGGTCAAACAGACTTAGTAGAAGCATTTGAGAAAGGTGAAGATGTATACAAAATCATGGGTTCAGCTATCTATCAAAAGGATGTTGCTCAAATCTCGGCGCACGAAAGGTTCGTCGGCAAGACGACTATTCTTGGAGCAGGGTACGGCATGGGTGCAAAAAAGTTCCAAGCCCAACTCAAGACGTTTGGCATGGACATTGAAGAGGGGGAGGCGAGTCGTATTATCAGGGTTTATCGGGAGACGTATCCTAAAATCCCTAGCTTGTGGCAAGAAGCCGGTAGGTGTTTGGAAGCGATACATACCAATAGACCTGCCCCATTCGGGTTGGAAGGAGTCGTGTCATTCGATCACGTAAAGAAAGGGTTTTTACTACCTAGTGGGTTATGGCAACGCTACGAAACACTACAACAAATAACTGACCCTGAAGGTAAAACCCAGTTTGAATATAAGACTAGGCGAGGTGTGGTCAAGCTATACGGTGGGAAGGTAGTAGAAAACCTATGTCAGGCTATCGCTCGTTGTGTAATTGCAGAGCAAATGGTTAAAATAAGTAAGCGTTATAGAGTAGTCCTAACGGTGCATGATGCGGTAGCTTGCATAGCCCCAAAAGTGGAAGCCGAAGAAGCGCAACAGTATGTAGAAGAGTGTATGAAATGGAGACCCGATTGGGCACATGACCTACCACTTAACTGCGAGTCAGGAATTGGAAATAACTACGGAGAATGTTAAATGCTGGACTATTCAAAATTTTTATTAGAAGCAAGAAAGTACTTGAAACTATATGAAGAAGCTGTTATAAATCGTAGTTATAAAGAAGCGCAAGAGCACGCATTAAATGCGTTTGCTGAAGTCAAATTGTTGGTACATATAGCGAAAGATTTGCAGGATGGTGGAAAAGGATAAGTTATGGGAATCAGACATGACCCAACAAGAGGTCGCTGATGCTATGGGTATAACAAGACAAGCAGTTCAAGACATTGAAAAGAAAGCGCTACGCAAACTACGAACTGAATTAAATAAACGTGGGCTTACACTAAATGATTTTTTTACATACAAAAAGAAGAGGACACCAAAGATATGATCGGTTTAACTAAAGAACAAGCACAACGCCTTAAAGATGCGGCTAGCACATTAAGAGCAGACCAAAGGGCGGCATTGACCCTTGCGGAATCGGAAGCTATTGCCAAAAAGATTGACCAAGTTCTTTATGATTTGCACATGGAAAACCCTTTAGCTTTTGTAACTACTGCATCCATAACGCTATCAGGTTTAGAGTTTCTTCCTATTCAAGCTATGGTAAAGCGCCGTAAGTTTTACGATGAACCACTCAAAGTACACGCTAGAGATTACAAGTCCTACGTACGTCCACTACCAAGAACTAAATACCTATGAACATTGAATGGGCTAAACCTACCGAAATAGAAGACGGCATCTCTGCCGTTTGGGGTGTTAAAGATATTGTCGATACGCTGATGTGGCGCTACCTAGATCATCCAAGACCTATGACTGAAGATGAAATGCACAACCATTTGCACGCTATATCGGTGTTAATAGATATGCACTGCGAGAAGTTAATGGATACGTATTGCAAGGTATATAACCTTAACGAATACGCATCTGATGAGGTTAAAGAACGTAGAGCACAAATACTTAATTCTTTGACTAATCCAACCCCTAAGAAAAAAGCTAAGAAAAAATGAGTGAAGAAAAGCAAACCCAAATATTTATAGCTACTCCGATGTATGGTGGGCTATGTAATGGTAGTTATACATTAGGCTTATTGACTGCAGTTGGTATATTTTCTCGTAACGGTATTGGTATGCAGTTTGCCCATATGATGAACGAGTCTTTAATTACCCGTGCTCGTAACAGTTTGACTAAAGACTTCTTAGAAAGCGAGTGCAGTCACATGATGTTTATTGACGCAGATATTGGGTTTAATGCTCAAGATATTATCCGAATGATTCATGCAGATAAAGACATTATTTGTGGTATCTATCCCAAGAAAGAAATTAACTGGGTAGACGTAGCTAAAGCCGTACAAAAAGGTGTATCCCCACAAGAATTACATAAGCATACTGGGTCGTTTGTAGTAAATCTAGTAAATAACGAAAAGGATATGGTAGGAGATATATACACTCCGATGGAAATTGCCAACGGTGGCACAGGCTTTATGCTTATCAAGCGAGAAGTATTTGAGGGACTAATCGGTAAAGTACCTGTATACAACAACGACGTATATACAGCAATAGATATAGAACGTAAGCCCCAAGCAATTAACGAATTTTTTACTACAAGTATTACCAATGACGAAGACAAGCGTTTGTTATCTGAAGACTATCATTTCTGCAAGATTGCTAGAGATGCTGGGTTTAGAGTTTGGGCGGCTCCTTGGGCAGAACTATCCCATACTGGGACGTATATTTTTAACGGTATGCTACCAAGGGTATAAATGACAGTCAAATACACATGGTCTTATTCATCAATAAATCTTTTTAAACAATGTCCACATAAATATTACCGCCTTCGGGTGGTAAAGGACATAGTAGAACCGCCAGCAGAGCATTTAAATTATGGCTTGGAGGTGCATAAAGCGGCTGAAGATTACATTGGAAAAGGCACACCAATCCCTGAGAAATATATCTTTATTAAAGAACACTTGGATAAGCTAAACAGTATTAAAGGCGAAAAGCTTTGTGAATACAAGATGGGGCTTACCAGCAATCTAGAACCATGTGGGTTCTTTGATAAGGATGTATGGTGGAGAGGTGTTGCAGACTTGATTATTATCAACGGCGATAAAGCCTATATGATTGACTATAAAACAGGAAAATCCGCTAAGTATGCGGATACTAAACAATTAGAACTTCTTTCCTGCGCATTATTTAAGCACTTCCCCGAGGTTAAAAAGGTCAAGGGTGGGTTATTATTTTTAGTTGCCAATGACCTTGTCAAAGACGACTTTGAGGTGGATAATGAGGGGGTATATTGGACTAAATGGTTAGAAGATACTCAACGCTTAGAAGCGGCTATCCAAAATGATGTTTGGAATAAAAAGCCTAATTTCTCGTGTCGTTCTTGGTGTTCTATAACCGACTGCGAACACAACGGAAAGAATCATTGATATGCCTTACACCAAAACCCCTAGACCTTATGCCCATGAATATGATATGGAGAGAAAACGTGGCGAACACGAACGTCGTATGGAGCGTCAAAGAGCGAGGCGGGCGCTGGATAAAAAATTACCCGACGGAAACGGAAACGGTAAAGCCGATGCTAGAGAAGGTAAAGACGTTGCCCATAAAAAAGCATTGGACAAAGGTGGTAGCAACAAAGACGGAGTAGTAATACAATCTGCGTCTAAGAATCGTAGCTTTAAAAGAGATTCAAAAGGTAACTTAGTAAGAGAAGTAAGCGTCAGAGAACGCAAGAAGAAAAAATAGTTTGTTTGTATGTGTTGTAAAGTAAGGTACGAGTGCTAGCAACAAGGTTTGACACTACCTATTATAACCGTATCAGTTGGGGTCGTTAGTTAGATGTTTTTCCCTTCACGGGGCATCTTCCCTCCTTGGCGATGACCTAACCGATTAACCCCCGTAAGGGGTTGCTTTAATCAAAACGTGTGTTTTGGTCGTATTCCTATTGGAGAAGAGATTGCAGATTATAGACAACAAGGCGTTGCTACTTAAAGTACGTGACCCAAACCGCATTACCACAGTAATACCAAAGAGTAAAATTTTAGATGATGGTCAGGTGTTGGTAAAGTGGGGGCTGGAAGAAGCCCAAGTATTAAAGAACCTTAGACTGCGTGATGTGCCATCTCCCATCAGGGCTAACTACAAGTGGCCTGGACTCTATAAACCGTTTGACCATCAACGCAAAACTGCTGAATTTCTAACTCTGCACCGCCGAGCATTTTGTTTTAACGAGCAAGGCACAGGAAAGACAGGCTCGGTAATATGGGCGGCTGACTACCTTATGGAGTTGGGTTTAATCAAAAGAGTGCTAGTCCTCTGCCCACTATCTATTATGCAATCAGCTTGGCAAAATGACTTATTTAGATTTGCTATGCACAGGACAACGGCAATAGCGCACAGCTACTCAAGAGAGAAAAGAATCCAAGCTGTTTGTAGTGATGCCGAGTTTGTAATCTGTAACTACGATGGGCTAGGAATTATTAGAGATGCCGTAGTTGCTAATGACTTTGATCTTATTGTTATTGACGAAGCTAACGCATACAAGACGGTATCTACAACACGTTGGAAAATATTAAACTCCATCATTAAACCAACCACATGGCTATGGATGCTTACAGGCACACCAGCTTCTCAATCCCCAACAGACGCATACGGACTAGCAAGGCTAGTTAATCCTCAAGGAGTGCCAAGATTCTATGGTTCTTTTAGGGACATGGTGATGTATAAACTAACCCAGTTCAAATGGGTTCCAAAACCTACCTCAGAAAAGATAGTCCACAATGTATTGCAACCTGCAATACGTTTCACAAAAGACGACTGCTTAGACTTACCTGACATGACGTATACGACTAGGGATATACCCTTAACTATGCAACAGGAAAAGTACTATGAAATCATTAGAAAGAATATGCTAGCAGTAGCGGCAGGGGAAGAAATCACAACAGTAAACGCCGCCGCAAACTTGAATAAATTACTCCAGCTTTCATGTGGCGCAGTCTATTCGGATAGTGGAGAAGTAGTTGAGTTTGATGCTTCTAATAGAATCAATGCCTTGAAGGAGGTGATTGACGAGGCTAGTAATAAGGTGTTAATATTTGTTCCCTATCGCCACGCTATTGAGATTGTTACGGAAGAATTGAGAAGGTCAGGATACACTGCGGAAATTATAAATGGCTCAGTATCAGCCGGAAATCGCACAGACATTTTTGCTAGATTTCAAAACGATA